GGTAAAATAAAAAATGTTTTTGAGCATGAAGATACTCAAGAACGAGTTGCCTATCTCGAAGCAAAAGAAGAAGTAAATAGACAGTATGAAAATGCTTTTACTTTGGCTAGGGATATTGTTGAGAGATCATATCCAAAAGAAGATGTGGCTACCTTACAATCATACAAGAAGAAGTATGGCGACGCAGTTGATGTTGTTGCAAAAGATAAATGTTTTTATTTTGCACATAACGAAGATGTCAATGATGAAGACGAAACAGTAGAAACAAAATCACATTTTGATTTTGGTTTGTATGGTAATCTCAATGGTCAAGAGTATAGCAGTGATGACGGAAGAAAGTTTGCTTATGCTTATATGAGAGATCAGTTGAAAGATAAGAACTGTAATCCTGATATACTTGCACAGCAAGAGGGTAAAGAAAACAACCCACACAAAACCAAACATGTAGAAGCAAATGATAAGGTGTTAGGTTATAGTGATAGTTATCGTAGTAATAATACATCAGGTATTACTAAAGGTTTCAATGAAGCCTACTACCTTGATGTCATTGGTACTAGCTACTGTCGTTCAAGAGCAATCGCCTGTACTAGAAATGAGTACATGCAACTAGAAGCATGGCGCATGGCTAAAAATACCCTAGTATCCACTCATCAAAAATGGATTGATACTATCACTCAACAATGTGATCAATTAAAAATGGGATTGAAAGCATATAGATATTTAAGTGAGGGTATCGAACTAGCAACCGAGTTAGGTATTGAACTAGAAGAAGCGGAACTATTAAGAACCAACTCAACTGGTTTGACTATGTATAATCCTAGTAACTTAGCGGACATGATTAAGGGCATGAAGAATAAAACCCAGTCAAGGGAAGCTAAAATACTGGCAAGAAAACAATACGAAGCAGTAAATTAAAGTATTGACAGGGGGTAATATATCCTATATTATCCCCTATATAACAGAAAGGAATACTATGAAACTAGAAACAAACGACCAATTCAACATTACTTATTTTGCAACAAAGCATAATAAGGCAATCACTAGAACAGGTAAGTGGACAGAACAATGTCGAGAGTGGATATCTAAGACAGGCGAAAAACTTTTGACTTACTATGATTTAGATAATAATGGATATCGTACAGCAAAAGGTAATTATTATATAAGTATGAAAGGGGGAGAATAATGCTTACATTTATTAAAATGTTTTTATGTTTATTTGTTATTGCACTAGGGGGTGCAATAACAGTAGGACTAGAGAACGCAATACTAGGAATCTTAGTATCGGCGAGCGGTGTCTTAGGAATAGCAATTGAATTCATAGAGGTTTAATATGAAATATTGTCAAGGACCGAAGTGCCATACCTACGATACAACAGACAGGAAACGAGGACCAAAGGGAAACAAAAGAAATCAAACAAGAACTATAGGAACTTATGGTTTTGGTAATGGTAATTTTTGTACCTTACATTGTCAGGAAGACTGGTGGAGAGTTCATGGTACTCAGGCTGTCGATCACTTTGGTAGAATACATCAACCAAAAGTATTGACTGAAGAAGAAGCATGGCAACGAGTGTGGAACCGAGCAAGGTATGACAATGAGAACTTACCCGCGTACATTGAGAGGAACACAATCACAGGAGAGGAGCGACCATATACAGGTTAACTGTTGACAGGCTATCCTATGTAATGTAGGATAGCCATAACAGAAAGGATAACAATGAATAGAACACTAACAGCAACCAACCCTTACTCAGGCGAGAGCGCAAAGCTTAACGAGGAAGAGTTTGCTTTGTATCATTTAATTAAACATGCAGAAGAAACTGAGCAGTACGAGGCTATGCAGAAAGGCTTAGACAAGTTCAGTAGAATGAATCCATCTGCTTTCATGACGCTACTAGACTAGTAGCGTCTCGCTTCGAGCCACTCGCATCGAGTGGCTGGTGGCTTCCCTCTTTAATAGAGGTACCAAGTCGAATCTCAATCTAGTTTGTATGTATTAATTTTTAATCCATACATTATATAAAGGGGTCCCAAGCTTGACCCTTTATGCCTTGATTTACACTTAAACATGGCTTAAATTCATTATGGACTTCAAAAAAATATTATAAAAAATTTTTTAGAAAAAATTTTCAGAATGATTGACTTAGAAAAAATAAATAGATTACCCGCTGATGTACGAAAAGAGTTTATGAAAACTCTGGTTCAATATGATCAAAAGAAAAAAGTAGATAAGATTCAAAATGATTTTATGTCTTTTGTAAAACATTGTTGGCCAGAATTTATTCAAGGAGATCATCATGCTAAAATTGCAAACAAGTTTAATAAACTGGCTACAGGAGAAATCAAACGATTGATTATCAACATGCCGCCTCGTCACACGAAATCAGAATTTAGTTCCTTCCTACTCCCTGCATGGATGATTGGTAGAAAACCTAAATTAAAAATAATCCAATCTACTCACACCACGGAACTTGCAGTACGTTTTGGTCGTAAAGCTAAAACCTTAATGGATACCGAAGAATACAAATCTGTCTTTCCCACTCGTCTTAGAGAAGATAGTCAGGCAGCGGGTAAATGGGAAACCTCCCAAGGCGGAGAGTACTATGCAGCCGGTGTTGGTTCAGCCATTACTGGTCGTGGTGCAGATCTATTAATCATTGACGATCCACACTCGGAGCAAGACGCTTTGAATATTGATTCTATGGAACGAGCATATGAATGGTATACGTCAGGACCTCGTCAACGTTTGCAACCAGGTGGAGCTATTGTGTTAGTTATGACTAGATGGAATACCAAAGATCTAACGGGTATGTTACTCAAAGCTCAAAAAGAAGTTAAATCAGATCAATGGGACATTGTAGAATTTCCTGCGATCATGCCATCTGGTAAACCGGTTTGGCCAGAGTATTGGAAGCTCGATGAACTAGAAGGAGTGAAAGCTTCTCTATCGGTTCAAAAATGGAATGCACAGTGGATGCAAAATCCAACCTCCGAAGAAGGAGCTATTATCAAAAGAGAATGGTGGAAGAACTGGGACAAGGACTATATCCCTACTTTAGAACATGTCATTCAAAGTTATGATACTGCGTTCATGAAAAAAGAAACCGCTGATTATTCTGCTATTACTACTTGGGGTGTATTTCGTTCTAGTGAAGATTCTGGTCCACAATTAATATTATTAGATGCGTTGAAAGAACGATTAGAGTTTCCAGAGCTAAGAAGAAAAGCTTATGAGCAATATCAATACTGGGATCCCGATACTGTTTTAGTGGAAGCCAAAGCTTCAGGACTACCTTTAACCTATGAATTACGTAAAATGGGGATACCTGTTATAAACTTTACACCGAGCAAAGGAAATGATAAACATACGAGAGTTAACGCTGTTGCTCCGCTTTTCGAAAGTGGAAGCATCTGGGCGCCCACCGACCAAGCTTTTGCTCAAGAGGTGATTGAGGAATGCGCAGCTTTTCCTTATGGGGATCACGATGATCTGGTAGATTCTATGACGCAAGCTGTAATGAGATTTAGACAAGGAGGGTTTATAGAGCATCCTGAAGACTATCAAGATGACCCTATACCTAAACCAAAAAAGGAGTATTATTAATATGGGTGATATATCATTAAGAGGAAAAGGAGCTGTTTTAAAAAAAGATCCAACTACTCCTATTAACCCTGTCCAACCTAAACCGGGACGCGACTTAACAGAAGCGTACCTTAAAAAATTAAAGAAGAAAAAGTAATGGAAAGATATTTTAGATTATTTGAAGCGTTAAAAAAAATTTACGGGTCAAAATTCGTATCTGATTTATTTGGTAAAAAAAGAACTAATATTATTAAACTCCCTCCTAAAGAAGCAAAAGATTTTCTTAAAAAAGAATTAAACATTACAGAGGCAGGAGATAGAGCTGTTGCACAAGGTAAAAAAAATTTAGCAGAATTAGTTTTGGATGTTAAACAAATAGAAAAATTAAACGACCAAGAACTTTTAACGCTTACCAATAATGCAGAACGAATGGCTCAACGAACTAATCCTGAAGCCCCTGTGAATAAGGTCCCGTCATCTGGAAGAGTGGGAGATGTCATTGATATGAATAAGCCAGCTCCTAGAGCTCCCGCAGATATCATTGATATGAAAACTCAAGAAACAGTTCCTCCAGAAGGAATTGCTTCCTTATTAGAAACATCAGGACAAAAAGCTCCCCCAGGAACTTTAATGGGCAACCTCGAATCTCGCATCAAGCAACTAGAAGCAAGCGGCGAGGATCTATCTAAGATGAAAGGACAATACTTAAAGGATATTATGGAAGATCCTTCCATGACAGCACCCGATGCATCTAAGTATAGAGTTAGAAAAGGTATGAGTGATTTATATAAACAAGGTTTAGTCAAAGCAACCGCTAGTGACATTATGATTGCAGATATGAAATCAGGTAAGTTTCCAGCTACTAAAGAAATGCAGCAAGAAATTTTAGAGGGAAGTCCAAAAAGTTTAGATTACTTTAGAAGATTTTACGGAGAAGATGCATTAGAAGTATTAGATAGTTTAATTCCTGATTTAGAAAATATGAGAACTTCTAGAGAAGCAGCAGACTTTGCAAAAAAACAATATAACTTTGAACCTAAGATGGATAGAGCTCCAGGATCTATTGATTTGGATGATGCTAAAAAAGCAGAAGATGAATTTGGAATTAACTCTCTTAAAGATGACATAGATGATCCAGAAGAATTTGCAGTAGGTGGACGAGTTGGCTATGCGTATGGTTCAGGATTAAAACTTATAAAATTGTTAAACAAAGAAAAGAAAAGTCTTAAACAAGCAATTAAAGAATCTGCAGACGATATTATCCCAACGGGTGACTCGAAGCTAGATGCAGATATGGCAGTAGATAATATGTTAGAAAAGTTAGGAGTAGATAGAGATGCAGTAGATGGTTATGACATTTTAGATGCGTATGGTGAAGCGTATAAAACGGTTACCGGTTCTATGCTTAAGACTAGGAAAAACGCTAGCGTGTTTTCTGAACAATACCTTAAAAAAATAGACGATGAAATTATAGATGAAGGATTATATACTCGTAAGGAATGGGAAAAAACTCCAGAGACTATAAAAAATAAAATAAGAGGACAAATGGATCCAGATTGGAAAGAAGCTAATTTTGGAGAAGATTATGATTTTGATCAAGTAAGAGGCAAAGAGTTAGAAGGTGAAGATATAGATATATCCAATCCAGAAACATTAGATGATTTTACAAACTTTGCAAAAAAAAATGACCCTGAAGGATATAAAAAAATAGAAGACATGGTTAACGACAGTAATCAACAAAGAAAAGGCATCGGAGGATTAAAAATAGATATGAACGATGTTATGGATGAAATTCGACTTATGAAAGAAAAAGGATTAAAAGCTGGTAAACCTGGAGATTACGATAAATTTTTAGAAATGAAAATTTCTGGAGAACTAGGTCCAGAAAAACAAATGAAAACTATTAAGATGGAACTATTTAA